ACACGGCGCGGGGCAGGTTGACCACGATGCCCGAGAAAATGATGAGCGACATGCCGTTGCCGATGCCACGCTCGGTGATCTGCTCGCCCAGCCACATGATGAACATCGTGCCGGTCGTCAGCGTGACAGTCTGCCCCGCCGTGATCGAAACGCTATCGAGGTTAATGTCCGCGCCGGAAGTGCTGACGGTCAGGCCGGAAATAACCACCGTGCCGTCACTATCCTTAATCCGCGCTTCTGCCGCAGTCCCGGTTGCATTGGCGCTAGTGTCCGAAATGTCAGGGTCAAAGTCGAAGGTCAGGACGCCAGCCGAAGCCGTGCCAGACGGGTCGGCCAGGGTTAGGATAGCCAGCACCGAGCCAAAGCCGGTCGTTCCAATTTCAAGCGTTCCAGGGCCTGCGCCCGCGTCGATCTGCGTGATTACGGCGCCCATGCGCGCGGTTTTAACAGCAGTGGAATAGGTAACGGCCATTATTCAGCCCCCCGCTTTTCAAGCACCGGCTTGCGCGCGGCAGTTTCTTTCTTCGCCTCGGCCACCGGCACGGCGAAGCCCGCTTCGATAAAGCGGATTGCCTCTGCGTTGCTGAAGCGTTCAGTAATTTCGCCAGCCTCAAGCGAATATTCAGGGCCGACAAAGCTGGCTGTCATCTTGATTTTCATTGTGCGTCCCCGTGCAGGAATAGGGCGGGAGATTGCTCCCCCGCCCGCATCCGTTAGGCCTGGATCAGGTGCTTTACAGCGCCGGTCTGGATCAGATCGCCGTCAAGGCGGACCACACCAGCAAGACCGATGTTCGGCCAGTAGTATTCACGGCGAACGCCGATCACCGGAGCGCCGACCTTGCGGACGTAATACTTGCTGAAGTCGCCAAACAGAACCGACTTGTTGCCGGTCGCGACGTTAGCCATCGCCTGGTTGATGCTGTAGGGCTGGCCAAGCAGCGTCCCCGGAGCGCCGACGCGAACGTCACCCATCTGCCACAGGTAGTTGTTCTGACCGTCCTTCAGCTTGCGGATAACCGCCAGCGTCGAGTCGTTGAACATGAACCGGGCCTTGGGCGACATACGGTAAGCCGGATCGACCGAGTGCAGCAGGTCAATGAGTTCGTCCCCGGTGATCGCCGCAGCGCCAGCGGCAGTCTTGCCGAGCGCCGAAGCGGTAACAATGCCGTTCGGATCGCCGGTGCCGTCACCCGTAGTCAGTTCGGTATTGACGCGGCGGGCGAGACGTTCGCCAAGCAGTTCACCGATGAACGTTTCGACATTGACCGCCGAATCCTGAAGCAGTTCCATCGAAATCTGGACCCACTCAGTGTCATAGGCAAAGGCGTTCAGCGTCATCTTGGCAAAGGTAGCGTCAACGCCGCCGTCATCCGTCATGGCCCCGGCTTCGGTGTGCTGCGCAACCGCAACGGCGGTATCGTCAACCTTCGGGAAGTCGATCGGGTTGCCCGATGCGGTATTCAGAACGGTGCAGATAGCCTCGTCATACATCGGCCCCCACATTTTCAGGGTCTTGTCGATGGTGGCGGCAAGATCGGTCGGGACGGTGAAGCCGCCCGCCGAGTTAGTGCCAGCGGTCTGCGCACGAAATTCCGAAACGCCAGCCTTGATAACCGCACGGGCTTCCGGGCTGATTTCCTGAACGTCAAAGCCAGCGCGGGCCAGTTCAATAAAGGCTTCGCGGTATTCCGGCTTGGCAACTTCTTCAACGCCGCGACCTTCGCCAGCGCCCATGTTGGGGCGGTTGGCAGCGCGCAGTTCTTCGGCGCGGGCTTCAGCCTGGGCCAGACGCTCTTCGCGGGCGATGTTCTTTTCCACCTTGTCGAAGTCAGCCATGATAGCGTCATGGCGGGCTTCCAGTTCAGCCGCGCGGGCTTCGTCGGTGTTGGTCTTGATTTCGTCGAGGGCTTCACGGGCCTGGGTAACAAGGCGACCGCGCTGCTCCTGAAGGGCAGTCAGAGACATAGAGATATTCCCATAAAAAACCCGCCGGGATGGCGGGCTTACGTTGCGCGGATCAAGCCTGGCGCTGGCCTCCGGTGGTCGCCGGGAAACTGTTTAGAGCTTGCGGAAACGCTGCTCGGAATCGGCTTTGCGCTTCAGATAACCCGCTTGGTCATGCGCCTTGCGTTCGGCATCCTGGCGTTCTTCTTCGGCTTGGCGGCGCGCATTGTCGCGGTCGCGCAAAGCAATCTGTGTGGTCGGGTATGCGCCCCGGTTCACAATCGAAACGTCATACAGGACCACATCGGTAATCGTGCGAACGTCCGGCCCGTCTGCCGGGGTGTCCCAACGCTGGCCGGTCGCCTGAAAAGCGAAACTCATCTGGTCCAGCATCTTGCCGCGCATCTTGGGAACAATCCGCTGAACGTCAGGGTCAGACGGGTCCAGTTCGGCCCGAATGTGCAAGCCGTGGTCGTCCTCTTTCATGGTAAGGTTCCCGGCGGTCGAACGCGCCAGGGGAAGGCCCCCATGATTGATTAGAAATTCAACATCGTCGTTGCGGTCAAGCGCCGAACGGAATGCACCGCGCGCCACGACTTCGGTGAAGACGCCGCCAATGTCGGTTGGCTGGTCAAAGACCGCCGCGTAACCTTCCACGACAATCTTGCCGTCACCTTCAGCGCGAACTTCTACAGGAAGCCCGGCGCGCGTCTCACGTTCCATCAATTTCTTCTCCCCCTTCCGGGTCAGGCTCAACCGGCTCAGGAGCGGGTGGCTCTGGCGCAATCGGCTCCGGTTCCGGCGCGTCAATCGGCATGGTCGCGCCCTGCATGAATAGCTTGTCTGCGTTTCCACCCTTGGCTGGGCGGTTCTCAAGTGAGCGGGCTTCGTCCGGCGTCAGGATCGAAGTCTGCACCGCGCGGGCCAGACCTTCCATGCGGGTCTTGAAGTCCCCGCGAAGCAGCCCGTCCATGTTATGTTCAACGTAGCGATTGCCGTTGCGCTGGCCGAAAAGCTTGAGGTTCATTTCCTCTTCAAGCGCCTCGGCCCACTGGCTCAGTAGATGCTTGACCAAGTGCAAATCCTGCTGCTCGGTATTGCTAAAGGTCCCGTGCGTTAGGTCTTGCAGGAATACCGGCGGTAAGCCGTAAATGCGGGCGATTTCCTCAACCGAGAAACGCCGCGCGTCCGTCATCTGGCCCTTGTCAGGATCGAACCCGACCGGCTTCAGTTCATAACCCGGCGGAATCGGGAACAGCGGCTTCTCGCTACCCTTGGCCGCGTCAATCGACCGCTGCACATCGGCCAGCGCCCGCTTCATGGCTTCAGGTCCGGCAGGCATTGGCCCGGTCAAAGCAAGCGGCGGAACCCCGCCACCGGCAAAGAACTTTGCGCCATAATCGCTCATCGCCAGCGCAAGCTGGATCGCCTTAGCACCAAGGACCAGCGGGCTATAATGCGACAGCCCGTCAGACTTGAGCATGAACGGCACATCAATGATATCGGCGGCAGGGTAAATCTTGCCGTCGATTTCATAGGACAGCCGCCCCATGGCGTCGCGCTTGATCTTGGCTTTCGTCGGGTCAACCGGATAAAGGCCGATGATATTGGAACCGCTGCGTTCGATCCATAGCAGGCCGCGCCCGCCAAGAAAGACTTGCTGCCAGAAATACTGGCGGAGCTTGAACGCGGTCCATTCAGCGTTAGGCGCTTCATGAATCAGGGTGGCAAGCCCGCCGCTGATCTTTTCCGCGCCGGTTGACGCGGCGCGGTAAGCGTGAAGCGGCAGCGAGGCTAGCGACCGAGACAGGAACGACACAGCCGCCAGCACAGCCGGAACAGTTAGCGCGGTGTCGGTCGTGACAATCGGCAATTCAACGCCGTTCAGATTGGTAACGGTGGCCCATGCAAAACCGGGACGCTCAATGCCGGGCACAGCGGTGATGATACGTTCCTCAACCGGCGTCTGCGGCCAGCCGAAGAAGTCCGCAATTTTACCCATTACGCGGCCCCCGTCAGGCTAAATGCGGGGTCATCCCAAGGCGAAATCGGCAGGGTTTCAATGCTCATCGCTTCAACCCCCTCTGCCATTGCCAGGGCAACCATGCCGTCGATTCGGCCCGTTGCTTTTGATTTATCCAGCTTGCGGTTTCCGGCAGGGTCAGGGACCGCCACCGCGTTAGCCGCACACATTGCCAAAACCGGATGCCCGCCGTGGCGAACAATCCCGTTCAGTAAGTCCGCCTCCAGCGAGTCGAGCGCCGGGGACATTGAAACGTAACCTTGCCCGAAAGACTCAAGCGGCAGTTCAACCCCTTGCCGCTCAAGTGCGCCCTTCATTCGGTCCATGCGCCAGCGGTCAAAGCCGATCTTGCCGACATTCAACCCGCTGCAAATCTGCCCAATGTCCCGCGCGACGAAATCATAGTCGATCACTTTGCCCGGTGTGGTCCGCAAGAAACCCTGCTTGACCCATACGTCATAGGGCGCACGGTCCCGCCGCGTAGCCTCTGCAACGCCATCCTGCGGCATCCAGAAGTGTGGCACCACATGAACCAACCCACCCTTACGGCAAGTCAGCACCAGCGCGGTCAGGTCGGTCGTGGCCGACAGGTCAAGCCCGCCGTAAACCATGCCGTCCAGTTCACCGGGGGCCTCGTTGCCGAGCTTCCAAACCCCCGGCGAGACAAAGGCCGAAACCATGTTGACCCGCTGATTGAGTGTCAGCACCCGAAACGTGTTTTCAGCGGCGGGCATCCGCTTGGCTTGCGCCGATTGTTCTTCAACGTCCCGGCGGCTGCGGAACAGGTCTAGCGCCGGGTTGGCCGCGCGCCATGCTGCTTCGTCGTCCAGTTCGCACCCTTCCGGGGCCGTATAAACATGGCTGACAATCGAAGGGTCGGCAGACCGCTCCGCATCATCTAGCCAAATAGAGAACAGGTCCGCGTCGGTCGGGGCCTGGGTTGAAATCGCAATCAGTAGCGGGTCGTCGTGCGCGCCCTGCGCCGTGGTGATCGCGTCAATGAAATCGTCTTGTGGGCCTTTAACCTGGCCAACTTCGTCCAGAATCGCCAAGACCGGCGAAAGGCCGTGCGCCGTGGTGCCGTCCGCTGCTAGCGCCCGGAACTCGGTATTCATCGCCAGCCCGATTAGCCGCTTGCCCGATGGCACAATGCGAACCAGCTTTGACAGTTCCGGCGAAAGCTGAACCATCTTGCTAGCCAGTTGAAAGACCAGAGAGGCTTGATCCCGTGACCGCGCGCCGCTGACAAGCTGGCTATTCAACTTCGCTTCCGGCCCGACCAGATGAGCTAGCAGCAAGCAGGCAATCAGCGCCGACTTCCCGTTCTTTCGCGCAATAGCCAGATAGGCCCGCCGCGTCCCTGCCGGGTTGTCATAAACGTCCAGAATAAAC